CTCCGGAAAATGCCCAGGTCCGCGGGCCCCTGCGCGGTCTTGCCCGCGCCCGTCGCTTCCTACGCCCGCGAGTCCGATAATAAAGAGCTTTAGCCGCCCTGGTAAAATCCCGGGCCGGCCGACGGCTCCTGATAGCCGGCATAATAAAAATTCAGGGGGCTACGCCACAATTTCCTTTTTGGGAAAGGGGGGTCGTCTCCTGAATTTATTTTACGGGTGGGGGGGCCCCTTTATATACCCGTGCGGCGGGGGCTCAAAAAATTTTTAAAATTTTTTCGGCTCACTGGGGCTCGCCTATAAAAGGCGGGCAGTGAGCCCACCGGGGGGTCGGTAATACTACCGAAACGCGCGTTTCGTCGACCCCCCGGCTCAGTCCCGTTAGGTATGGAAAATCCAGAGCCCCAACCAGAACCCGCACAACAACAGCCACCAAGGAGGGAACGCAACCGCTCGAGGGGCTGGTTTTTAACCCTCAACAACTACACACAGCACGAAATAAACGCACTCATCGACTGCATAACGAACGATGGGGCTTCCTACGTGGTACAGGAAGAACGAGGAGAAAACGGGACACCTCACCTCCAAGGATACGTCCACTGGAAACACCAAATCGCCCTTCGAACTCTTCGGCAGTGGAACCCTCGCATTCATTGGGAGAGAACACGATCGATTGCCAATGCGGTCGCCTACTGCTCGGACCCGGCAAAGCGCACCGGTCGGATATGGTCGTCCGGCTTTACGGTTGATACCAGAGATCTTAGAATCATTCTCGAACCGAACCTCTACCAGTGGCAACAGGATTTACTCACCGAGCTCAGAGGGGAGCCTGACATGAGACAAGTTCTTTGGTACGTTGACGTACAAGGGGGCTGCGGCAAAACGGCCCTGGCAAGGTTTTTGGTCAAAAACGAACCGAACACAATGTTCATCTCGTCCGGATCCGCGAAGGACATCGCCTACCAGGTCATTAAGTCAACAAGCTCGCCACACACAGTCGTGTTTAACCTGCCAAGAAGCGCAGAGGCAGGAATGTCTTACGCCGCAGTGGAGTCCCTCAAGGACGGAATAGTTTTTAGTGGAAAATACGAAGGCGGCGCCAAATTATTTCCCCCTCCGCACGTCGTCATTTTTGCAAATTTTCTACCGGACCTTACAAAGCTAAGCCAGGATCGCTGGGTTGTACGTACCTTACTCCCTAACCCACCGAGAATACTAGCACCACAACCTCTATAACCTACCACCCCCCACCCTAACCCTAACCTCCCACGAAACAATATTGGAAAGGCGGACCTAACCCTAAGATCCCAAAAACAAGGTTTTGAGGGGTCCCTGACGGGACCCCTCCTTTATTACTATGTAAAGTTGGTTTCATCACCAGAAAACGACAGATTATAACTAATAAACGTCTGCGTAACATCAGACGTGGGGTTGGTAAACAACGGCACCAACTGCCAAATCCAATAGTACTGATTCCCAGCCAACTCATCATCCAAAAGGGTGTCTTTACCACGCCACACATCTTGATCAATTTTTTGCACTTGAAGTCGGTGAACAACGGTAAACGGGATACGTCCCGGATTCATTAAAATCTCCCTCTTGAACACTATCCTGCCGAACTTCGTCGAAAACTCGGCTTCCACAGAAGGATCGTACTCCAAATTTTTTAACTGTTGATTAAGTTGCGAGTAAACTTGAACAGACGGGTTCCGAAAAACCCTCACCAACCACACCTTGAGCAGCTGCGGAATTCCGGTATCAGGGTTAGCTAACGTAAACCGAATTATCCCGCCACGAAGAACAATATCCCCAAGGAACTGAGGCGGGGTAACGTTCGCATTTATCCCCGCAGCGCCGCCGGCACCAGTCCAAAACTCTGTCCCAACCGCATGGAACGGATTCTGATTGATCGTTATCGCCGGACAGACGTTTACGACTCCGGATCCAAGCGTTGTACTCTCGGAGAAAGCGTTGCTGATAACAAAGCAAAAAGTTGACCGATAGTGCGACTCCGCCAAGGTATCGCGCCATAGAACACGCCTCCAGGCACGCGGTCCTATTTTTCTTGACTTAAAGTTAATCCGAAACCCTTTCCCATTTTCTCCGGAAAATGCCCAGGTCCGCGGGCCCCTGCGCGGTCTTGCCCGCGCCCGTCGCTTCCTACGCCCGCGAGTCCGATAATAAAGAGCTTTAGCCGCCCTGGTAAAATCCCGGGCCGGCCG